TTATCCTGCAGGGTTCTTTGTTAATGATTATGAGTATAGTCGTGGTCTAGGGGATTTGGATGAGCATAACGGTAGATTTGGAGTTACTCCAGAATATCCAAATGGAACTTATGCATATTTTACAACTATCAATCCTAATACAATAGAATCTGTTCCACCTTTTAAGTATTTTAGAAAACCAATATTCCCTTATATTGTAGGTCAGACATACTATGGAAAACCTAATGGATTTAATTTTGATCCAAATTCTACACAAAAAGTAATTGATTTTAATAGGTATAGAAATCAAGTAATTAAACCATTAAGAGTTACTACTCCATATAATTTAATTTCAGAAGATACTTCATATGATTTCATTACCGAATCATATAAAATTCAACCTCAACT